CTTCATGCTGCCAGCAGGAACGCCCTTGCCCAGTTTAGCCTTGTGACCAGCCTTCTTGATCTCTGCACGGGCAGCGGTAAACTTGTCCTCGCTTGCACCTGCGGGAACGCCTGTGGTCTTCGCTGCTTCATTGAACACGCTGTTGGCAACAACAAACCGCGCCTCATCAAGTGCGAGTGAAGCCTTGGCATACAGTGACTTGAACACAAATTCCTTCGCTTCAGCGAAACTCTTGTTCAGTAGTGCCTTTGCAATTTGCTTGTTGATTTCCATGTGCATTCTCTCCTGATGGGACTTCATTATTTAGTTTCCGTCTGCGTTTGACTGGGTTTCTTCTTCGGATTCCTGCTGTAGTTCTCCCCGCAGCAGGGTGTTTGAAATATGTTCGCGCTCGGTGTCTATGCGCTCTGCAACCTTGTCCCGCAGCGATGCGCGGATGGCAGTTTTGAATTCTTCAAACGAGTCAATCATGGTATACCCCTTAATCGTTCAAGTCTTCTTCGTCCGCAGGAACGATCTCACCAATAGTTACCTGTGGTCCTTGCGGTGCGCCTCCATCAGCGGGCGGCGGGGGCTGCTCGCCTTGCGGTATACCCATACCACCCTCTGGCGGAGGTGCGCCTTCTGCGCCTGATGCAGCAATCAAACCAGCAGCCTGTTCCGATGAAATCTGCTTGTCGATCTGCTCCACATCGTCTTCTGTCTGCCGCAGAATCTTCTTGCGTACCCACTCTCGGGAGTAGTACTTGCCGACAAAATCTTCTGCGTCCCGAGCGGTCTGCAAGCGATCCTTGAGGATTTCGCTGTCCTTGAGTTCGGTGAAGTGGGAGTCTTTTGCGAATTGAAAAGCCAGTTGCCCTTCCATTTCATCCCAATCGGTTTCCTTGATAATTCCCTTCAGCGTCAACTGCACACGGAGCAGTTCAAGGAACAGTTCAGAGAACTTCATGCGTAGACGCTCAATGAACTTGAAGAACTTCACTTCGTCACGCGAGATTTCTGATGCACGACCAAGATTGAACCCACTCTGCTCTTCAAGCCGTGATGTGGGAACATTTAGTGATTGGAACAGTTTCTTTTGGAAGTATTTCACATCGTCCATTTCAGACAGATTCTGACCGCCTTCAAGGGTCTGAATCTCCGTGCCACGACCGCCTTCACGCCGAGGCATCCAGAAGTCCTCAAGCATGGACAGGTGCTTGCGCGAATCCTGTACTTCGCCTGTGTTGGGATCGTACATGAGTTTGTTGCGATACCGCTGCATGAGTCCGCGCACATACTCTTCAGCCTTCTGCTTGGGCAGGTTTCCGACATCCACATAGAACACGCGCCGCTCGGGAGCACGGGTGATGCGGTAGATCACCACTGCGTCCTCAATCATGCGGAGTTGGTTCAGTGCCTTGATTGCCTTGTGCAGATAGCCGATGATCTTCTTGTGGTACGCATCAAACAGTCCACTGTGCACAAAGCAGATGGAGTCCGGCTGAATTTTCAATCCCTCCATCGACAGCGCAGTGGAGTTTGGTTCGCTCTCGTTGTACACATAGAACTCTTCAACGGAAGTCACGACCTTCACACCACGAGCGTCGTTATTTTTGTCCAGTGGCTTCTTGTTGATTTTGCGAACCTTGCGAATCTTCGTGGGATCAATGGGACGCAACTCCTTGATGCCCTTCTTCTTGTTGGCTTCATCAATAATAATGTGGTAATACAGGCGGCTGTCAATGTACCACTTGCGGAAAATCTCGTATCCACGCCGCGAAAAGTTCAGAAGTTGCAGAACCTCCTGAAACTCTGCTTCAACCTTGTCCTTGATGGACTTGGACTGCTTCAAAGCAGCGGTGTCTATCTTCACTGTTGACAGGGTTTCGTTGTACACAATGGCTTCATTGCAGATGTCCGCAATGGCAGACTCCACTTCGGGATGGAGTGCCATGTCACGGTACTTGCGAATCAGTTCAAGATCAGACTTGATCGTGCCATCAAAATCAACAACGGCTCCGAAATACCCACCAACCTCAATGGGTATGGAGCCGTCATCGTAGTCAGGTGGTACAAAGGAAAGAGACTTCTTTGGGGTTTCCTCCTCAGAAGTCTCCTTTTCCTTCGATATGGTAAAGCCAAACAGTTTGATAGCCATGAATAAAGAATCCTGTCAATATGGGATTTAGAAGCCAGAACCGATGTTGAGTCCAAGTCCCTGCAAAAGCGATCCAAGCAGGTTTCCACCACCTGTGGCGTTGTTTCCAGCCGCGCCCGCAGCAGCAACCCAGTACGAGTAATTGATCGTTACGGGGAACTCTGCAATGGAGTCGTTGTTCTCGTATGAGAGGTCAATGGCTCCAATTTCGCTTGGGAAACAACCCAAGAAGTTGTAGGTGCGTAGAGCGTCACCGTTGCGGAGCAACTGCGTGACCGACCACTGCGGCATGAGAGTCTGCATGAAGTTGGTGGGACCGGTGTTAGCGACATGGGCGTTCAACTGTGCGCTCCAGTTCTCAAACGCAGAACGGAGTTGCATATTGGAGTCCGAAATGACCGTGATGGTCCAATCCTGGAATGTACGGTCACCCGGCAACTTAACGCGGCGACCACGGTACGGAACCTCAATAGTTCCAAGCGAGGACGCAGGAATCTGTGCAGCCTTGCACAAAAACGAGATGGCACGGTTGTTTGAATAGCCGGGAATGTTTCCCGTTACCGCAAACAGGTTGGTGCGTACTCCACCACCAGCGAACTGATTGATGAATCCCGAAATATCGTTTGTTGGGTCTACAGGCATGGATTACTCCTTGATCTTATTTAGGTGATCAGCCGCCAACCTCGCTGAACTCCACGCCAGTCTTGGTGGCGATGAAGTTCAACTGGATGAAATTGATGCTCCGAGTGGGCTTTACGAAGATGTCTGCAACGAACTCGTTGCGGTCAATCACCTCGCCCGTATTGTTGGTTTCATCGCACACCACCTTGAAGTCGGTGATACCACGGCGTTGCTGAACCGTCTTGAGGAACGGAACCACAAGGTTCTTGAACTGTGCGCGAGTAAATGAGTCGTTCTGCTCAAACAAGAAGAACTTGGAAGCCGTGGCGATTGCCTTCTCAAGAATGATGAACAGACGGCGAACATTGATGCGGTCGAAAGCCGATGGCTTTGTCTGCATGGTCTTGTCACCGAACAGGATGGTTCCCTCGCCAGGGAAAGACACGACAGGATTAACCTGACGGGTGTACAGTTCATCGCGGTGAGCCTCGGATGTGGGGTTGTACGCCAACTTGACCACATTCTTGATCTGACCACGGTTGAAACCTGCGGGCGAGAACCACGCTTCGTTCGTGAACTCTGTACGAGCCACAAGACCGGCGATGTCGGGGTTCAGAGGCATGACACGAACAACATTGTTGTAGGTATCCAACTGATACTTCCAACCACTGTCAAGAACCGCGTAAGACGAGTTCAGGTTGAGCGTGCTGTCACGGAAACTCTTGATCTCGTTCAGTGCCTCATAAGGCAACTTGTTCTCAACATCGGTTTGCTCTGGTGAGGCAAAAGCCATGCAGTCCAAACGCTTCTCGCAAATGTTCTGAACAACGAGAGAAGTCAAGGTTGGGCTTGCATTACCCATAGGGAGAAGAGATACATCAACTGTGTCTGCGTCTGCAAACTTGCTCCAACCAGTTGACCACCGTTCAGATACTGATGGTGCGGAACTTACTGCACCCTTCAGTCCAAGAGAGTTTACTCCGTCAGCAACAAATGTCTCTGGTGCAAGAGCGAAACCGATCTTGGTGTAGGCAGTGTAAGTAGACCCACGAGCAACACCACCGTTGTTTCCAGCAACATCTACGGCAAGTGCCCAGATGTAGTTGGACTGCTCATTTACAACAGTGCGGTAGTAGTTGCTACTGCCGTCAAACTTGCGGGCATCGCCAGAACGCGACACACCCTCAAATTTCTCAAGCAAAGCGTTAACGGTTCCGGTCCATGTTCCGTCTTTGTCAAGAACAAGGATATTGATCAAATCGTCCGAACCACCAGCATCAGAGACAAACGCAGTCGTTGTCGCCGTAGTAGACACATACTTTGCGTACACGCTCTTGTGCGTAAATGTGGCTCCAAGACCCTGATCCTTGGATAGCATGGTAGACAGTCCAAGTGTGATTCCTGTGGCGGAACCAGAAACTCCGAAGAAATCGTTGTTGACAGACGCCGATCCACAAACTCCAGTTATGGTAACTGTTGTACCGTCTTCAAAGATCAAATCGTCACCAACGGAGAATCCAGCAGTCTTTCCTGATGCCTTTGAGATTCTGATGGTGGTGGCTCCAAGGCTTGCAGCAGCAGCAAGGGTTCCACCAGTGGTTCCTGTCCCTGAAGTGATAACCACCTTTAGGGAGTTTCCAAGAGCACCAGGATATTTTGCTGCAAACAGTACATCCGCAGCGGCGGCAGTAGACAAAGAAGTTCCTGCACTTGCCCCAAACTGAACCTCGTTGTTGACTACTAGTTTGGCAATACCAGTTGCACCGGTTTTTGTTACCTGTCCGTTTGCGGCGGCAGAGCCGACAACACGAACCGTCTGGCAATTGTTGCCGTAACCAAGGAAGTTGCCAACCGTGAAGAAGTCCACATAGTTGTCGTTTTTTGGAGTACCAAAGATGTTGGCAAGTTCTGTTTCACTTGAAACGGTTACGATCTCGTCAACCGGACCCCAGTGGAAGTATCCCGCGAATCCACCTGGTGTGGTGGCTACGGCAGGAACGATGGTGGTCAGGTCAACCTCTTTGATGCTTACGCCGGGGCTTACTCTAAATCCCATTTGTGTTCTCCTTCGTGAAGAAGTCAATTCCGTGTGACTGTGCTTCTGCTGTATGTATTATTTGGAATGGTTCACGAATGAGCGAGCCAGCCGTTAAAAACTCCACCCACTATCTAGGTTTTCTCCGTTTCCCACCCGCCAAGATGTACCACTACGGTCTGTGAACGAGGATTCGTCTGATCCGTCCTCCACAAAGCCAAATGGAGTCATTTCTTCTTCCAATACCTTCATCTGCTCTTCGTACAGGTCTTTTCGGATGTCGCTGCCCGTGATCTGTTTGAAATATGCCTGTGTGGTGAGCCAGGAGAACAGCACCAGTGTCATCACCAAGTCGTCGTGGTGGGTGTCTTCTGCTTCAAAGGAGTCGCCCTTTGCCACAAAGGAGCAGAACTCGTCCACCGTGTTGAAATCTTCTACGATGAGTTTGGTGTCTTCCACAAGGCTTTTCAGAATGGAGCAACCGATGCGCTTCACAGCCGTAGAGGTCTTCACGCCTTTCATTGCACCGCCTTTGCCGCCGAATCCGCCGTTCACCACCTGTCCTTTCCGCCCCTGCGTGGACACATAGATGATGTTGTCGTACTCCAATTCATCGTGCAGGATGTCCGCTACCTGACCGCCGATGTCGTTGACCTCTACCAAACAGTAGGCGTTGTTGTATTGCCTGCACACGGGGTAGATGGCATTTGGATACAACATGGGCGGCATCTCGTTGTTGCGGAAAGTAGCCACCACCCGATACGGTATGGCAGTAACATCCACCACCGAGAAGGCGTGGTAGTCCAGTCCCTGTCCCCGTGCCGTGTCTACCACAACCACATATTTGTGATCAGGCAGTGGCTTTTGGTATACACGCAGCCCTTCGTTGTTCCAGTATTCGGGAGTGCGATACACCATGCACTTGAGTTTTTCGGGATGCACAAGGGTGTGCATGGAGCCAAGAAACTCGCACTCAAACTCCGTGCGGAACTGCTCCTCGGAGGTGTTGGCGATGGTCTGCTTTTTCCACGCATCGTCACGACCAGGCACATCGCTCCAATGCACCTCCATCGGCACATACTCGTTCTTGCCTTCTTCACCAGGCTTCTTGTTTGCATTCACCCAAAAGCGGTAGAACATATTCAAGCCTTTGGGCGTTGAAATGATCGTGACTTTCGTGCTCTGACCGCTGGTGATGGTGGGATACACGGACGAGAAGAACTCCTCTGCCAC